CTTTTTGGGTCTAGTGATCAGCTAGAGCATCTCTCATGATCTCCCATGAAGATGGGGAGGGTTGCTCCGCACCGGTCGAGAGATCGACCACCAGTGAGAAACTGGCTAGAGAGAGAGCCTTTGAATAGGCTTCCGTCCGACGGCGAAGATCTCTTTGCAGATCTACTGCAAGAGGGTCTCGGCTTGGGGTTAAGGATGCAAATCCTTTCCTGAAGTCGGGGATACGAGGGATCTTAGTAATAAGATCCAAGATCGATTCGATCTTATCCCAGGGCCCTCCGTGTTGTCCATCGAGGATAGGATCCTCGGCAACACGAAGGTAGTGATTGCACTGAGCAATCGCCTCCCTAACGTGCGGTATAAATACCGCATCCTCTCTAGGCCACCTCCAGGTTCTTATATCTGGAAGTGGGACCTGCACGTCTACCACTTTTACTACGGCTTTTGAGCCGGGGCGTGCCAGGAAGTCCGCGTGGGTCTTGGGGACGGTCGCTGATGCTGTCATATGGGACACAACAAAATGGTCTTTAACGACCTCCGCAATAGCGGTGTGCATCCCGACAGACCAGTGACTATCTTCCTCCAAACGGGGGACCCCCAGGGGCCACTCACCCAGATTCTCTAAGAGAATCGGGTTCGTGGTCACATGGCGTTTCGCCATGTGGCCAAGGATCGCTCGACGCCGCAATCCAATTGCGCGAGTGTCGAACGATCCAATGGTCGATACCTCCCCGAACATTTCGAGGAGGGCACCGAAAGCCTTGTCGTAAGACAAAGCCTCTTGTTCAAACCTTCCTGAGATTGCTCTCAGCAAGGAGATGGCAAGCCATCTTTCCAGCTCCACCAACGGAACACTACTTCCATGTAGTTTCCGGGAGACCCGGGGGTCCTGTTCTCCTGCTAAAACCGAGCAACTGCCTGCGAAAGCATGCAGTATCGGTGAACGGCGGGAGGTTCGCAAGGACAGCTGAGCTAAAGCTCGGCTGCCGACTGCCAACCCATAGATCAGGGCCACTTGGGCCTCTGCCCCTAACACTCCAATCTTCCTAGCTTTTAGGAAACGGCCATAGGCCGCTTTACCTATTAGCAAGCGAAGAAAGGACGCAACTGACCTGTCTTTCCAATCTGCCCACCCTCTTGCCATCGCACGTAGCGACAGCTCCAGACGTGAAGCAGGTGAAGCAACAGACAATTCTTCGTTCAAGGACATCGGAGATACATTACTGTACCCCAGATAGACCTGCGAAGCGAAGAGTATGACCTTCCCAATAAGGGTTTTGGCCAGAGACGTAGGGACCTGAAGCTCCTGAGTAGTGAGAAGGTAGCTATTTGCTACATTCTCCTGACCTATGACGTTATCATCGCCTAATACGCGATAACCTAAAAAGAGGACTGGGTCTTCTTTTGCTCTATGAGCTGAGAAGAGTACGATAGCATGGTGTACCAAGGCCATCGAAGGCCAAGAGGTTAGAGCCCCCATGGGCTGCCCCCTCAGGTACTTTATGTATCTTAAGTCAGTAACCTCCTTTGTTAGGCGGTGCTCCTCCCACATAATTTTTATGCCTTTTTGGGTTTGTTTAACCCTAGGCCGTGGGACGGAGTATCCTCTGTCGCGTAAGAGGTCGAGCCAAAGCTCGACCGTCACCGTAGGAAGAATCGACTCGAAGACGGCTCTATACAGCTCTATCGGAATTAAATCCGTGGCACTCTTGAGATCCACTGACCAAGACCGGTTAAG